ATGAAATGTGTGCAGATCGGCGGGACGCAGCTCGGGGTCAACTGGATGGGGTTCGTCATCGATCGGGCGCCGGGCGCGATGCTGGTCTTTGAGCCGACGAAGGACCTCGCGAAGAAATTGTCAGAGGAGAAAGTCGAGCCGATGCTCGAGCTCACCGACTGCCTCAAGGGCAAGGTGAAGGACGTCCGCTCACGCGACAGCGGGAACAATATCTTCCGCAAGAAATTCCTCGGCGGGTTCATCAATTTCATCGGCTGCAACAGCGCCGTCGGGATGCGATCGACCAGCGCTCGCTATGTGATGATCGATGAAGTCGACGGCTGCCCGCTCGATGTCAACGGCGAAGGGCATCCGGTCGATCTGGCGGAAAAGCGTACCGCGACATTCAGCCGGCGGAAGATCTTCGAGTTGTCGACGCCGCTGGAGGCTGATACGAGCCGCATCGAGCCGGATTATGAGGCGGGCAGCCGCGGGCGCTATCATGTGCCCTGTCCGTTCTGTGGGCATCTTCAGCATCTGCAATGGGGGCAGCTCGTCTATACGTTCGACGGGGAGTCAGATCCGGACCGGGCCGCCTATCGGTGTTCCGGCTGCAGCGTGCTGATTCCGGAGCATTCCAAGTCTCGCATGCTTGAGCAGGGCGTCTGGATTCATGAGGACCCGGACAACCCGGTGCGCTCGTTCCATATCAACGCGCTTTATCAGCCCTATGGCTGGCAACTATCCTGGCCTGAACTCGTGAGGCAGTGGATCACTGCGAACGAGAAGGCTAAGGGCGGAGATGTGCGTCAGCTCAAGACGTTCATCCAGACGATCATTGCCGAGACCTGGGAGGAGAAGGGCGAGAAGGTTAATCAGAGCGAACTCTATCGCCGCCGCGAAGTGTACGAGGCGGTCTGCCCGGAGGGCGTGCTGGTCCTCACGGCCGCGATCGATGTGCAGGACAACCGGCTCGAAGTGGAGATCTGCGGCTGGGGCGTGGATGAAGAATCGTGGAGCATTGAGTATCGCGTGTTCCCCGGGAGCCCGGCCCAGCCGACAGTGTGGAAAGACGTCACGGATTGGCTCTTTCCGGCGCGTCCGCACGCCTATGGTAAGAGCTTGCGCGTGGAATGCGTCGTCGTCGATACCGGCGGGCATCACACGAAAGAGGCTTACTGGTTCGTCAAGCGCTATCGGGGGCGCTGCTATGCCATTAAGGGCAGCAATCAGCAGGGGGCCCCGCTGGTGCCGCCACGGCCTACCAAGCCGCGAGGGGCGACGGTGCATCTGTATCACGTCGGGACGGTCGCGGCGAAGGATACGATCTTCCCCCGGCTCAAGCTCACCACGCCGGGCCCTGGCTATGTGCATTTTCCCGACAGTCCGGCCTATGACGAAGAGTATTTTCAGCAGCTCGCTGGCGAAGAGAAGCGGTCGAAGTACGATCGCGGGGTCTTGACTGGGTATTTCTACAAAAAGATCCGGGCGCGGAACGAAGCGCTCGACTTGAAAGTCTACAACCTCGCGGCGATTTGTTTGCTGAACCCGAACTGGGAACGGCTCGCGGCCAAAATGGAACGGCCGGCCCAGATTGAGATCAAGACGGAGCCTGATGACGAGGATCAGCAGCCGGTGGCGGTCGGTGTGCAGGATTCAGCACTAGACCGGCCGTTTCACGCACCACGGAGCAACAAACCGCAGGCTCCGCGCCCGTCGCGGGGCTTTGTGAAGGGATGGAGGTAAAATATGAGTGGGGAAAGTTTTGATAGGAGAGATCTCGCTGCTATTCTCGCGCATCGTACCATGCGAATGCGGGAGTCCTAATCTTGTCGAAACTGCTCACCGTCAAAAATCTCTGCGACCTGTTTCAGCGAGACGAAGATACTATACGTCGATGGATTAAGGACGGTGATGTATTCCCGAACGCCTTCAAGGTCAAAGACGGCTGGTATGTGCCGGTGAGCGACGTGAAAAAACTGATGAAGAAAAATAGCGATGATGCTCCCGCTGAGGAAACGGATCAAACCCGCCGCCAGCGCCCACCTTCGCGATTTGTCACTGGCTGGAAATAGGCCAAAAGTCACCCCTCATCGTCCGGCATTGTCCGGCATCGTGCCGTAGACGATTAGTCTGATCGCAGGTAGAACGTCGCGCATGAGTGCGACGATTCCTTCAACTGAACCGTCTTCATTCCGCGCCGGTGACCTCCTCACCTGGACGAAGTCCCTCGCAGACTATCCGGCGAACCAAAGCTGGACCCTCGCCTATACGCTCATCAACGCCGCCTCGAAAATTACGATCAATGCCAGTGCGAGCGGGGCCGACTTCCTTGTGTCGGTTGCCGCTGCCACGACGGCTGCCTATACCGCAGGCGCCTATCAGTGGATGGCCCGCGTCACGAAGGCGACGGAGATTTATACCGTCGGCCAGGGCACCATCGAGATCCTACCGAACCTTGCCACGGCCACAACCTTTGACGGCCGCACGCACGCGAAAACCATGCTGGATGCGATCGAGGCCGCCTTCGAAGGCAAGGCCTCGTCAACCCAGCTCGAAATGGAAATCAACGGCCGCCGGATCAAGAGCTTCTCTCCGGAAGAGATGATCCGCTGGCGCAGCTATTACAAGATGGAAGTGGCGAAAGAGGGCGATGCGGAATCGCTGACCCGCACCGGCATCAATCGCCGTCGGATCGGCGTGAGGTTCACCCGTGTTTAAGGCGTTGCGTCAGAAGGTCGCTCGCTGGCTTGCGCCGCCCCATCGGACGGCCTCGCGCACCTATGCCATGGGCAAAGCCTCGCGGCTCACCGCCGGCTGGGGTGCCCGTACGAGCAGTGAAGATACCGAACTCGCCAGCAGCCTCCTCATGGGGCGCAATCGCTCGCGGGAACTGGTCCGGGATGCTGCCTATGCGAAACGCGCCAAGGTCATTGTGCAGAACAATGTCGTCGGGGGCGGAATTGGACTCCAAGCGAAAATTGAAACGACGCGTGGCCAGCTGAACGACCGCATCAACGATGCTATTGAAACCGCCTGGGAACAGTGGTCCTGTGCAGATTCGTGCCATACGGGCGGCTCGCTGCACTTTGCCGATCTGGAGCGTCAGCTCATCGGGCAGGTGTTCGAAGCGGGCGAAGTCTTCGTGCGGTTGCATCCGCAACAGTTCGGAGAGTCGCAAGTGCCGCTCGCGCTCGAAATCATCGAAGCGGAGCGCATTGCCGATGAATTTCAGCCGCTCCCGGTGGCGGCGAATGCGCGGGTGCGTCTCGGCGTGGAGGTCGATCCGTTCGGCCGGCCCATTGCCTACTGGATCCGCAATACCCATCCTGGCGATCTCCGGCAGGTGGCGGATCAAACCACGCAGATCGAGCGCGTTCCCGCTGAATATATTCTGCACCTCCGCCTGATCGATCGCTGGCCACAAACGCGGGCGATTCCGTGGATGCACGCGGCGGCTCGCAAGCTGAACGATATGGACGGCCTCACCGAAGCCGAGATCACGGCGGCGCGGGGCGCGGCCTGCTATATGGCGACGATTGAAACGCCGGACGGCGAGACCAGCTTCGGTGAAGAACAAGCCGACGGTTCGACCATCACCGAGCTTGAACCAGCCGTTATCGAACGGTTGAATGCGGGAGAAAAGCTCAACTTCGTCTCGCCGAACCGGCCGAACAGCCAGCTCGATCCCTTCATGCGGATGATGCTGCGCGAAGTCGCTGCCGGGGTGGGCGTGAGCTACGAAAGCCTCTCCCGCGATTATTCCCAAAGCAATTACTCGAGCTCCCGGCTGGCCCTTATGGACGATCGGGATCTGTGGCGCATGTTGCAGCGCTGGTTTATCCGAAACTTTCGAATGGTTGTGCATCGACGCTGGCTCAAGCAAGCGGTGTTTGCGGGCGCAATCAAGGAGATCCCGCTCGAAGAGTATGCCGTGCGCCCGGAGAAGTTCGAAGCCGTCCACTTCAAGCCGCGTGGCTGGAGCTGGATTGATCCCACGAAGGAAGTCGAGGCCTACGAGAAGGCGATCCGGAACGGTTTCACGACCGTGTCCGCCGTCATCGC